ATTTTTGCGCATAATTGAAAAAAACGTGACACCCACCAAGGACGGCAGAGCGATTGATTCGGAAGCTGCGCAGAAAATTCTCGACGCGGATCTGACGAACATCGTTCGCAAGGTGAAGGCGGGGAAACCGTTGAACGCCCGCGAACGGAACACCATCCAAGCGGCGGCGGAAGTTCGCCCCGAGGCCAAGACGCAAACCGAACTGCAAGCCATTCTCGGAATCTCCAAGTGGCTCTATTATTCTTACAAGAAAAAGAAGGGATCGCCCGCCGGTCTCGACATCAAGGAATGGCGAACCTTCATTGCGTCCATCAATGCCGATGCCTTGTCGGACAAGGTCTTGACCCCCGAGCAGATCGCGAACCTCCGCGGCCAACTGCTGGCGGAACGTGCGGCAAAGGAGAAGATCGACCGCAAGCTCAAGGAGTTGAAATACGAGCGCGAGTCGGGAAGCTGGATCACCTTGGCCGAGGCGAAGGAACTGGTGAGCCGCAACCTCGAACCGGTGAATCGCTTGCTCGACGGGATCCCGAAGAAGTACGCCATGCGGATCAACCCTTCGGACGCCGACCACGCCGAGGTCGAACTGCGCGAGATGGTGATCGACCTCAAGGAGCAACTGGTGGCAAGCCGCGGGGCGAAGATTTCCAAGCGGAAGGGGGTCAAGTGAAGAAATCCCCACGCGATCAACTCAGCGACTACGCCGATGAAATCTTCGCCCCCCAAGGACGCGAGACGGTCGTCGAATGGGCCGAGCGGAATGCGTACTTGTCCGAGAGGGTGACCGAAATGGCGGGCCATTACCGAACGAGCGAACACCCATACGTTCGCGAAGTCCTCGAATGTTGGCGTGATCCCAAGGTGAAGAAGGTCTCAATGTGCTGGGGATCCCAAACCGGCAAGACCACGACCATCTACATCGGCCTCGGTTGGGTCATCGACCGGAGTCCCGGCCCGATCCTCTGGGTCTGGGCTAACGAGAAACAAGCTCGAGCATTCGCCAATGACCGCTTCATTCCTTTCTGCGAGGACTCCGAGGTCATCGCCCGACACCTTCCCAAGACTCTCGACGGAAAGATCGACCGAGACCGGGCCGCGGCCCTTCACATCGAATTCGACCGATGCTCCTTGAACATGATCGGGGGCGGATCCCGGCGGAACGTGAGGAACTACCCGGCAAGCTATCTGGTCGTGGACGAACTCGACATCATCGAGGGGGCGATCATTCGCGACGTCATGGATCGTACGAAAGGACGGCGATCATCGACAACTTTTTTGAGTTCCACCCCACTGGAGGAAAATGGCATCTGGGCCGAGTATCTCATGGGGGACCAAAGGAAGTACGTCATGCCATGCCCGCATTGCTCGGAGTTCATCCCGTTCGAATGGAGACGAGGGAAGACGAAAGACCGCCCGCCGAAAGCCGCCCCGATTTTCTACAACGTCCAATTTCCCGAGGAAGCCCGCCTCGAGGACGGGGCATTCGATTGGCATCTCATCAAGGCGGCGACCACGTACGTCTGCCAGCTTTGCGGAGGCAAGATCACGGACTCCCAAAAGTTGCGGATGCTGAAGAAAGGAAAATGGAAGGCCACCGCAAAGGGGGAACCGGGAGTGCGTTCGTACCATCTCTCGAGCCTCTACTCCCCGACCATTACCTTTGCCGAAATGGTCACACGGTGGCTACGCGCCCAAGATTCCCTCAACGGTCTGAAGCAATTCATCACCGGGTGGCTTGCGGAACCTTGGCGCGAGGAGATCCTCGACGTTACCGAAGAGGCGACTCACGCCTTGGCCGGTGACTATGAACGCGGAGAAATGAAGGGAGAGTTTCGTCTTCTCGGGATCGACGTCCAGAGAAGCCATTTCGTCTGGGTCGTCCGGGCCTTCGGATCATCGGGGGAATCGTGGTTGCTCGACCACGGGAACGCCCCCACGTGGAATGATCTCGACCGAGCCTATGACGATTACGAATGCGCCGGGGCGGTCGTCGATACGGGATTCGGGGAAAGGACGCAAGAATGTTACGAGGCGATATTTCGACGCCGAACGAAATTCTGGGCGAGCAAGGGGTGGCAAACTCTGTCCGGGCCACCCGTCTCCATCAAGGCAATCGATCCATTCACCGGCACGAATAAGGCGGCGAAATACAAGATCCGCCTCCTCCACGTTGACGTCGGCGTCTTTGGTGGAGAGATCTTGAAAAGGCGAGCGGGCCTCGTGGAAGGTTTCCACCTCTACCGCGAACCAGACCGAGACTACGTAAAGCAACTCAATGCCAAATACATCATCGAGAAGACCCTCCGCACGGGTCTGGTCAAGCAGGAGTGGCGAACGAAGCGGCACGGGCAAGATCACTATTTCGACTGCGAAGTCTACATCATGGCCCTCAGCCAAGTCTTGGGTCTGGGAACCGTAAGAAAACGAAAGGCTAAAAAAAATGAGCGAGGAGAAAAAGGAGATTCCGGAGGAGACGACAAAGCGAGGAAGCGGCGACCCGTTCGACGCTCCCCCCAAAAAGGGGCGGGGTCTATTTGGTAGCGTCTTCTGGGCCTTCGGAGAATCGGTCTTCATTTGCTCGGCCCTTTTCTTCGGATCCGTCATCGGCCTCATCGTGGGGGTGATCTTTCCCCTCTTCCTTCCCGCCTCCCTCATCTGGGGACGCTACCGAAGGGACGGATGATCGACGTCACGATTGACGCCAATCAATTCAACGCGGCGATGCGTGAACTCGCCAAGAAGACGGGACGCTCGTTCTCGAGCATCATCAAGGCGGAAGCCGCCAGCATCCTCAAGACGGCGGTCGGGAACACCGGAGCGGCCACCGTCAAGACCATCAACGCCCGCTATGACTACAAGGGCGACTGGGCCACCCCCAAGACGGTCATCAAGCGCACCCGTCTGAACGGCGTGATGGTCGACGTCCGCTCCATCAAGAAGCGCGGGATGCGAGTGACTACGAAAAAAAAGAGTTACTGGGACAACAACCGAATCAACCCCCAGTTCAAGATCCTTTCGGCCAAGTTGAAGAGGATGAAGAAATACGCGAAGGACAACCGGGGCCAGAGCAAGGCGACTTGGCTCTACGTCGCCAACCGCCTCGGCCTCGACCTCGACGCCGCCAAGGGGAAAAAGATTCCCGACATCGCAAGAAAAGCCCTTGGGATCCTCCCCTCATCACTCAAATCCAAGCTCCGCGGATGGGAGGAGGGCGAGGCCGACTACGTCATCACGATCAAGAACGCCGGACGCACCGTGATGGCTCCGGCATCCAAAAAGGGGCCGGGTGGATTCGACGCCTTCAAGAAAGCGATCAATGGCAGAACGAAGTTTTTTCAGACCAACTTGCGTCTCGGCGTCTTCAAGGACGTCGAAAAGACGCTCGCGAAATATCCCGGCCTAGCGGCGAAATCCTAACAAGTTGACGGCGCGCGCCTTTATATGGCGACCCGTTCACTCATCAGCCTCGAGGAACTCATCGAAGTTCGCGATGGCCTCGTCGCGTCCTATGCCGAGATCAGCAAGACCCCGATCAACCAGTACTCCATGCAAGATCGGCAAGTCATCTACGAGCAACGCCGATTCCTTCGCCGCGAGATCGAGTCATGGGATCGGAAGATCGCCCTGGCCGATCCCGACGTGAACGCCCTCGGGAGCAATAAGGTGGATTTCAGAAATTTCCGATACAACGACTCAATGTGATCGCACCCGCAAAAACGACTCTCTGGAACCGTATGCGGAAGGCATCCGCGGTTCTCTTCAACCGGGCGCACGGTTACGATGCCGCCAAGAATACGCGCCGCCGTGGAAGACGCCCCGACACCGCCGTCCGGGCCGAACATTACGCCCTCGACTCGAACGACCGTCAACGAGTCATCGCCACCCTTCTCGACTACCGCCGCAATAATCCAGTCGTCGCCTCGATTTGCCGCCTTCGCGAGACCGACGTGGTGGGGCCGGGTCTCATTCCCCAAGCCCAATCGGGCAACGAGGAACTCGACTTCATCCTCGAGGAAAAGTGGAAAGTCTTCTCAAGGGATCCCGAGGTCACCCGGACGATGACGATGCGCGAACTCCAGCAGCAATTGGCGAGCATCCCGTTGATTTTCGGAGACGGTGGACTCCTCCTCACCTCCACGGGCCGCGTCCAACTTGTGGAGGGCGACCGGATCGGGACGGAGGACGAGAACACGAACTCGATCATTCGCCGCAGTACGTCCACCGAGTCGGAGGATGAGGGACGCCGCTCACGCATCATAAACGGGATCGAGGTGAACCGCGTCAACCGCCCCATCGCCTATTTCGTGGGGACTCGCGAAGACGGCAACCTCCAAGACGTCCGGAGAATTCGTGCGAGCAATTTCATCTTCATCAAGAAGCGGATCCGCCCAACGCAGATTCGCGGAGTCCCCGAACTCGCCACGGTGGCCGATGATCTCCAAGATTTGGATGAGCTGGATTCCATAGAAATTTTGTCGTCCAAAGTGGCGGCCTCACTTAGTGCAATTGTTAAGCGCGAGGGGGCGATGGACTTCGAACTGGCGGCGAGGGCCGACGACGACGAGGACAACCGCCTCGAGACTTTCGAACCGGGTTCTTTTCAATACCTCGAGCCGGGAGAGGACGTGAGCGTCATCTCATCGTCGGGACGCCCGAACACCGACATCATCGACTATTCCATTTATCGGCTCCGCAAGATCGGCGCCGCCATCGGGATCCCGGTGGAATTTCTACTTATGACCATCGGCAAGGTCTCCTTCTCGGCGGCGCAAGGGATGATTCTCCTCTATCAACAGACCGTCGAGAGCGAGCAACGCGACCTCATGCCGACACTTTCCAGACTCTGGCGGTGGAAGGTGGCGAACTGGATCGCTGACGGTGAGATCACTTACGACGAAAACTTCGAGGATCCCTTCGACGTGCGGTGGCAACCGCCGAGCTTCCGCTGGGTCAACCGGGCGGCGCAAGTGAAGGCCGACCAAGCCTATTTGAACATGGGGGCAATCAGCCTCGACGACGTTTCCGCCACTTTCGGGACTGACGCCGAGACCGTCCTCGAGAGAAAGGCCAAAAACATCACGACCGCCAAACGCCTCGCCGAGGAATACGATATCGCCGATTGGCGGGATCTCATGAACCCGATCTCGACCACCCTCCAAGGAAACATCGTGGACGTGATGGACATGGATCGAAGTTGACGGCGCTGGGCTTATTAAACGGAGGAACCGAAAATGAGGCAAATCGTGGAAAAGTATCTCGAGACGCAAGACGAGGCGTTGCTCAAGCAATTGACGACAGAGGAGATTCGCGTCATCGAGCGGGACAACCCGGCCCCCAAGAAGAAAGCGAGCAAGGGCAAGCGGGCAAGAAAGGCGAACGGTCAACTCAAGGGAGACGATCCATCGACCCCGAACGTGAACGAAGCATGGGACACGTGACCACCATCGCCCTCGCACAAGTCGCCAACCGCGGGGCCGAAAGCTTCGCGGAGAAACTCATTCGAGCGGGCAAGACGGTTTCCTCGGAATCTTGGAGCGGCCCAAGCGCCGGGGATGAGAACCGCTACCTCGACGCCAACGGATACGAGGCTTATGGCAAATGGTTCCTGGGTCGGAACGACGACGAGGATCCCGAGACCAAGGCCCATTATTCTTTCCCCATGTCCTCGGACTTCGAGCGGATCGACCGCAAGGGACTCGTCGCCATCCGGTCGCGATCCGCCCAGTTCGACGACATGAGCATCTTCGAGGCCGCGGGACGCTTGCTCGACCTCTACGCGAAGGACGACGAGACCGAGGCCCGGAAGCCCCTCCGAATATCTTTCCAACGTCGTTGCCTAAAGAAGCGTGGGCGCTATCTCGTCAACGCCACCAAGGGCGTCATGTCCGACGTGAGCCTCATCCAGATCGGCGAGGCCAAAGGTCACGGGATGTGGATCGACGAGGAAAGCCTTTCCAGCGCCCTCGAGGTGATCGGCGAGAACCTCCCGGCATACGTTACCCACGAAGGCGCCGTCGAATCCGACCGCATCCTCAAGGAGGTCGGGGTCTTCAGTTCCTTCTACGTCGACAAGGGCAAACTCAAGGCCGAGACCTTCACAGCCCTCTCCAGTTTCCGCGAGGATGAACCGGAACGCTACCGCCGCCTCTTCGATTTGGCCGAGGCCATGCCGGACGCATTCGGACTATCCCTAGTCTTCGAGGCCGATCTCGTATGGGTGAACGCTTTGGGCGAGGACGTCGCCCTCGAGGACGGAACCCCCGAGGAATCCCTCCGCGACCTCCCCTCCGTTCGCTTTCAATCGATTCGAAGCGCCGACTTTGTTGACGCGCCCGCCGCTAATG